GCCAGGTCATCCAGGCGGGTCTGGATGGCGCGCCTGTCGCCCTGGACGCACCGGCGCCGCCGGCCGAGGCCGTCGCCATCGTCGTGCGTCGGCGACGCGACGCCGAGATCGCGCGCCTGCGCTGGTTCGTCGAACGGCACCGCGACGAGATCACGCTAGGCGTCACCACGACGCTGACGCCCGAGGATTTCACTCTGGTGCTTCAGCATATCCAGCTGCTCCGCGATCTTCCCGACCAGGCCGGTTTCCCGACCGACGTCGAATGGCCGACGCTGGCGCCGGAGCTGTTCGCCGCCGCCTGAACCCACATTGGCTGTTGTGCGGTGCGGTCCTGACAACAGGCGCGCCGCGCGTGGCGTAAGGGGCTGCGCCATCGTCCGGCCCGATGAACCGCCGCCCCAAAACCGCTGGAGCCGACACCGATCGCGCGATCGGCCGCCTTGTGCGTGAGGGCGCGATCGCGTCCGTGGATCTCGATGCCGGCAAGGCCGTCGTCGATTTTGGTGACGGCTCCATGTCCCCGCCGATCGACTGGAACATGCAGGTCGGGGACACCACGATCTGGATGGCGCCGACGGTCGGTCAGCAGGTGTCCGTGGTCTCGCCTGAAGGCGATGACGAACGCGCCTATATCGACGCCAGCTTTCCATCTTCGCAATTTGCGCCGCTCTTCCTGGGCGCGGCCGTCGCCATCCGATTCAAGGACGGCGCCCTGATCAAATACGATCCGGAGAGCCAGGTCCTGGACTTCGCCCTTCCGGGTTCGGCGGTCATCACCGCTGCCGCCGGCGTGACGTTGGCGGCCGACGTCGCCGTCCAGGGCGACCTGACCTGCACCGGCACGATCAAGGCCGACGTCGACGTCGTCGGGGCCGGCAAGAGCCTTAAGGGTCACAAACACACCCAGGTCCAGAGCGGCTCGGCCGTATCGGGGCCGCCACAATGACCGGCATGTCCCGCTTCACCGGCGCGACGCTGGATCCAAACTCCGACGCGCACCTGGTGCAGTCGATCGGTGACATCCTGACCACGCCGCTGGGCTCACGCGTCCTGCGCCGCAGCTACGGCTCCGAGCTGCCGGATCTGATCGACCAGCCGATCGAGCCGAGCCGTCTCCCCATCAAGCTCTTCGCCGCAACGGCCATGGCGCTGCTCGCCTGGGAGCCGCGTCTGCGACTGACCCATGTCCGCCTTCAGGCGGGCGCAGCCGGCGTCGCCGCCCTGCGTCTCACCGGCAAGCGCGTCGATCTGCCCCGCAAGCCCGCCGTCGATCTTCTCATTCCCGTTCGCTGACAAGGAAACCCCCATGGCCCTCACGCCCCGTCCGCATGGTGTTCGCATCGCTGAAGCCGCCGCCGGCGTCCTGACACTGACCGTCGCCGCGACGTCGGTCTGGGGCATCGTCGCCCAGGCGTCCGACGCCGTCGCCGCGTCCTTTCCCTTGAACACGGCGGTCCTGGTTACCGATCTGCCGGCGGCGATCGAGGACGCCGGCGAGCTGGGTTCGTTGGCTACGGTCCTGCGCGCCATCAGCAACACCGGCCGCTCGATCGGCGTCGTCGTCCGCGTAGGCGAGGGGACCGGCGACACCCCGGCCGAGATCGCAGCCGACCGCGACGCGAAGGTCATCGCCGGCCTTCAGCAGCTGCGCCTGGCGGAACAGGTCGTCGGCGTCCGCCCCCGCATCATCGCCTGTCCTGGTCTGGACACCCAGGCCGTCGCCACGGCCTTGGGCGTCGTCGCGCCGCAACTCAACGGCTTCGCCTACGCCGCCGCGATCGGAGACACGCCGGCCGAGATCAAGACCTACCGCGACGGCTTCGGTGTCCGTGAGCTGATGCTGATCGACCGCGACTTCAAGGCCGTCGACGGCGAAGGTGATGAGATCGCCAGCTACGCCGCTGCCCACGCTGTCGGCCTGCGCGCATGGCTGGACCGCGAGGTCGGCTATCACAAGACCCTGTCCAACGTCGCCGTACCCGGCGTGGTCGGCATCGTCAGCCCGCGCACGTGGGATTTCCAGAGCGCCGATACCGAGATGGGTCTGATCAACGGCGCGGACGTGACCGGCCTGATCCGCCGCAACGGCTATCGCTTCTGGGGGAACCGCACCTGCTCGGACGATGCGCGGTTCGCCTTCGAAAGCGCCGTGCGCACCAACCAAGTGCTGCGCGACACGATCGCGGACGGCGTCTTCCCCTATGTGGACCGCCCCCTGACCTCCCAGCTGGCGGCCGACATCATCGAAAGCATCAACGCCATGTTCCGCCGCGAGAAGCTCGCCGGCCGGATCATCGGGGCCGAGGCCTTCTTGGCGCCGGGCAACACCGCCGACCAGCTCGCCGCCGGCAAGCTGAAGATCGGCTACCGCTACACGCCCTGCGCGCCGCTCGAGGATCTCGGGATCACGTCGGAGATCACCGACGAATTCTACGCCGACACCTTCGCCCTGGCGGCCTGACCCCAACCCTTCGCCCCAAACATCCCCCGGCTGACCGTCGCGTCGCCGCACCTCGAGGACCACGCCCATGAATCTGCCGCGCCAACTCCAGGACATGAACGTCCACGGCGACGGAAACTCCTTCCTCGGCGAGTGCGTGAAGTTCACGCGCCCCAAGCTGACCGAGAAGCTGGAGGAATATAACGCCGGCGGCTTGCTGAGCTCCGTCCAGATCAGCACCGGCCGGATCGAAGCGCTGGAATGCACCCACACCTATGGCGGCGACATGCCGACGCTGAACCGTGGGTTCGGGGCCGTGGAGCTGGACGCTAACCAGCTGCGCTTCTCGGGCGCCTATCAGAACGACGCCACTGGCCAGGTGGATGATCTGCAGATCGTCATTCGCGGCAAGCACGTCGAGATCGACAGCGGCGACGACGAGGTTGGGTCCAAGAGCGGCACGACCTACAAGACCAACGCCGTCTACTACAAACAGACCCGCAACGGCGTGGTCGAGTTCGAGATAGACGTCCTCAACAATGTCCTGCTGGTCTACGGCGTCGATCGCCGCGCCCAGATCCGGGGCATCATCGGCGGCTGATCGTGACTGACCGGCGCTCAACTCCTTCCGACCTGACGACGGCCGCGCTCGTGCGCCGGCCGACCGAGGACGCATCGCGTCCGGCGGCCGTCGTCCAGGGCGTCTTTCTGGGCCGGATGGTTTCGCCTCCCGCCCACATGTTCCGGGGAACGATGAAATGAACGACCAACCCGCCACCACGGCCGAGCCGCTGGCAGATGAACCGACCGGCCTGGTGCGCGGCGTCGATGAGAACGGCCGCCCCTGGGTGCGCGTCCCTCTGGAGAAGCCAATCCAGCGCGCAGACAACAAGTACGACAGCGTGATCGTCCGCAAGCCGCACGGCAGCGACTATCAGGGCACCAGCCTCTCGGCCGTTCACCAGGCTGACTACAACGCCTTGTGCGTCGTCATTCCCCGCATCACCGAGCCGACGATCCACAAGCAGGATCTTCAGCGCATGCCGTCTGACGATCTAGCGATGATCAGCGGCGAGGTGGTCGCTTTTTTGTACACGAAGGCCCAGCGGCTGGAGCTTGGCCTGACCGAGTAGAAGACGCCTACGCCGACATCGCCTTCGTGTTCGGCTGGCAGCTTTCCGAACTGAAGGCCCTCGATCTCGATCAACTCGCCGCCCACCGTGAACGCGCGATCGCGCTCTACAACCGCGTCCACGGGCAGAAAGACACCTGACCTTGGACAAGAACCTTCGTCTCAGCATCCTCCTAAAGGCCGGCGGCAACGCCTTGGGCTTCCTGCGTGGGGTGAAGACCGAGAGCGATCGCACGTCCACGGCGCTGAGCTCCGCGCGGGAGAAGGTCCAGGCCCTGCAGCGGACCACCAAGGATGTCGGGGCCTTTCGCCAGATGGAGGCACGCCTGCAGGGCACGCGCGGCGCCCTCGAGGCCGCCCAGGTCGAAGCCAAGCGTCTGGCGTTGGCGAATGCGGCGGCCGAGCGTCCGACCAGACAGATGGCCCGAGCCTTCGAAGTCGCGCGAACCAAAGTGCGCGAGCTTCAGGTCCAGGAGCAGAAACAGGTCAGCACCCTTCAGGATTTGCGCGGCAAGCTGGAAACGGCCGGCGTCTCGACCCGGAACCTGGCTGGCCACGAGGTGCGCCTGGCGCGCGAGATCCGCGACGCCAACAAGGCGCTGACAGATCAGGCCCGCCGAATGGACGCGGTCAAGGATCGTCAGGCCCGCATGGGCGCGGCGCGCGGTCGTTACGACAAGACCCAGCAACTCGCCGGCTCGATGCAGGGCGCGGGCGCCTCGGCATTGGCAGGCGGCGTCATCACCGCCGCGCCGCTGATCGCGGCCGGCAGCGCCGGTATGGCGTTCGAGGACGGGATGGCGGACATCAAGAAGGTGGTCGACTTCCCCACCCCGGCCGCCTTCAGGCAGATGGAACAGGACATCCTGCGCCTTTCGACGCGAATTCCCGTCGCGACCGAGGGCCTGACGGCGATTGTCGCCGCTGCCGGCCAGGCCGGCATCGCGCGCGGCGAGCTCATGGGCTTCGCTGAAGACGCCGGCAAGATGGGCATTGCCTTCGATACGACCGCCGACGACGCCGGCGCAAAGATGGCCACCTGGCGCACTGCATTCCGTATGACCCAGACGGAAGTGCGGGGCTTGGCAGACCAGATCAACTACCTGGGCAACAACGGCCCGGCGAACGCCTTGTCGATCTCCAACGTCGTGACCCGTATCGGCCCCCTTGGCGAGGTGGCGGGTCTGGCTGCGGGCCAGATTGCCGCGCTGGGCTCGACCATCGTCGGCATGGGCGTCGAGGAAGAGATCGCCGCGACAGGCATCAAGAACACCATGCTGGCTCTGACCAAAGGGACGGCCGCCACCAAGGGCCAGAAGGCGGCCTATGCCGCGCTCGGCCTCGAGGCCACCGACATGGCCAAGCGGATGCAGACGGACGCCGGCGGCGCGATCATCGATGTCATGTCGCGGATCTCCAAGCTTTCAGGAGATCAGCAGACCGCTGTGCTGACCCAGCTCTTCGGATCGGAATCGGTCTCTGCGATCGCGCCGCTGCTGACCAATCTGGACCTGCTGAAGACGAACCTGAACAGGGTAGGGGACGCCACCCTCTACGCGGGATCGATGCAGAAAGAATACGAGGGGCGCGCCGCGACGACGTCAAACGCCGTCCTTCTGATGAAGCACGGCATCAAGGCGGTCGCGATTGAGGTCGGCACGGCCTTCCTGCCGCAGATCAAGCAAGGCGCAGCATTCCTAGGCCAGATGGCCCAGAAGGTTCACGCCTTTGCACAAGCCCACCCGGGCGCGATACGCGCCATCGGGATCCTGGTCGCAATAATCGCCACCGGCCTGGTCGTGTTCGGCGGCCTGGCCATGGCGGTCGCGGCCGTGCTCGGTCCCTTCGCTCTACTGCAGCTGACGTTGACCCAGACCGGTATCCTGTTCGGGCCGCTGGGAGGCAGGATCGCACAGTTCGCCGGCAAGGCTCTGCCCATGATCGGCCGAGGCCTGTTGCTCGCCGGGCGGGGCTTCCTGACGTTTGGCGCCATGACCGCTCGTGCGGGTCTGATGCTGCTCGCCAACCCTATCACCTGGATCATCCTTGGCATCGTAGCGGCGGTCGCGCTGCTGGCAGGCGCCGCCTACCTGATCTACCGGAATTGGGGGACGATCGGCCCTTGGCTCGGCCGGATGTGGGAAGGGATAAAGGCCGGCGTCTCGAACGCCATCGGCTTCATGGGCCGCATCTTCATGAACTTCAGCCCGGTTGGCTTGCTGATTGGGGCCGTGATGCGGGCCTGGCCCGCCCTGCAGGCGCTCGGCGGCCGGTTCCTGGAAATGGGGCGGCATCTGCTGACAGGCCTGGTCAACGGCGTCCTGGGCGGCATCCCCGCCCTGGTCGCGGCGGTGATGCGCGCCGGCGGCGCTGTCGTAACCGCCTTCAAGAACAAGCTCGGGATCCACTCGCCGTCTCGGGTCTTCGCGCAGCTCGGCGACTATACCATGCAGGGCCTGGGCATCGGTCTCGGCCGATCGGCGCGAGATCCACTGCGCCGCATGCGGACGGCAGCGACAGCCATCACCGCCGCCGGCGCGATGGCGATCGGCGGCTCGGCCACGGCCGCGCCCACCTTCGACACGGCGCCCGCCTTGGGCGCCCGACGATCGGCGCCCGCCCCGGCCGCGCCGCCCCCGGTGACGATCGGCACTCTGAACCTTCAGATCGTGCAGCGGCCA